GGGTAAAGGGAGTTAAGATCGAACGACACAACCCACTTACTTAGACCGGTCTTCGGCTCCTTGACGTGGCCACCGACCAGAGTACCGTTGTTGGACTTGCCGAATGGGTTGACAACCATGTTGCGATCCATCAGATAGTTGTGGGTAATGATATCCCACTGCTTCACCGATGCAAGGCAATCATTGTAGTTGATCTTGGCATCGTATGCCATCGCATAGACCAACTCGATCAGCTTCAGCTTGTCCTCAAGCTTCTCTACAAGTTCCACGTCATGGATGTTATATTCCATATACTTTTGAAAGTTATTCAGGCGAAGATCATCCAGGTTGTCGTACTCGGAATAGTCAAGCTTTTGTTCACCAAGTTCTACCAAGGCAATGTGGTCAAGCTTGTACGACTCACGAGTGACGTACGTGAACTTCTTGTAGAGTTGCATGTAGTCGAGAATCGTGATACCTACCGGTGTGTATGCTAGTTGCTCACGCCCACGGACAGGTACTCGGTATTCTTTGAGAATCCCCCAAGGCGAAATCCTGAGAGCAGCGTCTTCGCCGAGTATTCTTTTGATACGATTGATGATGTACGGGATGTCGAAGAACTCGATGTTCCAGCCGGTGACAACGTCAGGGCTGAATTCTGGTCCTTGCCAAACTCCCAGAAACGATTCGAGGAGAGCGGCTTCATCCTTACATTTAAAGTATGTGACATTGGGTTTATGCTCCTTGTATTCGCCGCAACCAAAGGAAATCTTCTTACCATTGCGGCCGATGGTAATAGCTGTAATCTCACTGTTAGCCGTCTCGATATCCGGGAAACCATTCTCAATACTGGTTTCGATGTCGATAGAGCACACAGAAATTTGGGCCGGATCATATTGGATCGTCCCCTTGTAATTATCATATATGTACATGTACGTGAAGTCGCTGAGACCATAGATCTTCATGCCACTTACATTGTCGTACTGGTTGAGGAACTCGCGCGCCTCGTACATAGAGTCAAAGTCGACTCGGCCGACGTACTCACCCTTGAGGTTGGTGTACTCGGTGGATTTATTAGAAGGAATAAATAGGTACGGCTTATACTTCGTGGAAAACTGGTACGGCTTGCCGTCCTTGATTCCACGAACCAGGATATTACCCTTATGCCGTGTTACATTCGTGTAGAAATTCATGATGACTCCTTGTGGCCAATATTAAGTATAACACGGGTTCGATAATATGTACACATAAAAGGACAAAAAAATGCAATTGACTGAACATTTTAAACTGGAAGAAATGACTGTTTCTCCAACTGCTAAAAAACTTGGATTGAGTAATACTCCAACTCCTGAACACATTGAGAACATGAGATACTGCTGCGAGAAGATCCTTGAGCCTGTCCGTGCAAAGTTCGGCCCTGTTACAATCAACTCATCGTATCGTGCACCGCTTGTCAATAAGGCAGTCGGCGGTTCGAAGACGTCGCAGCACGTCAACGGTCAGGCAATTGACTTCGAAGTCAAGGGTGTTGACAACAAGACGGTTGCTGACTGGGTTGCTGACAATCTTGAGTTTGACCAAGTCATCCTCGAGTTCTACTCTGCAGGTGACAAGAACTCTGGTTGGGTACACGCCTCAATCAAGAAAGAAGGCGGCAACCGCAAACAGCGTATGATTGCTACGAAGTCGAAGGCAGGCGGTACCGTCTATAAACAGGTAGCTGACTTTGATCCGTCAACGACTCGCGAAGCAGGAGCTCCTCAAGTAGCAAGTCCAGCAGTTCCGCAGCACTCGGTTGTGGGTCAAAAGGTAGCTCCAGCTGCACAGGGTCTTGGTGCATTAGCGGCTCTTCAGGCTAAGTGTGGCATTGCTGCCGATGGTAAGTGGGGTCCTGGTACTTATAAGGCAGCAAGAGACTTCTTCAAGCTAACCAATAACCAGGCTGCTCACTTCTTCGGACAGTGTGCGCACGAGTCTGGTGGCTTCAAGGTATTCCAAGAGAACCTGAACTACTCGGATAAGGGTCTGAACGGAATCTTTAAGAAGTACTTCCCAACAATCGCATCGACTGCTGGATATGCTCGTAAGCCAGAGAAGATTGCCAACAAGGTTTATGCAAACCGTATGGGCAATGGTGCAGAGTCGTCAGGTGACGGCTGGAAGTTCCGTGGGCGTGGTCCTATTCAGCTGACAGGCAAGTCGAACTATACCACATTTGCAGCAGACATTGGTCGTCCAGATGTTCTGACAAATCCTGACTTAGTTACAACTGAGCTTGCATTCGAATCGGCTCTATGGTTCTTCCGTAAGAACAACCTGTTCGCAATCGCAGACAAGGGTGTTAGCGATGCCGTTATCACTCAGATCACAAAGCGAGTGAATGGTGGAACACACGGTCTTGATGACCGTCTCAAGAAAACAAAGCAATACTTTGCTTGGGGATAATAGATTGATGGGGGCGAAAGCCCCCATCTTTTTACTTGGTTTTACCTTCTGTCAAGAATTCGGCAGCCTGCGACGGATATTCATCGTCGTTAATTTCTACCTTCTTCGGCTTCTTGTGCTCAGGGATAATTGCCTCTAGAGCAATCTTTAGAATACCGTTCAGAAGAGTTGCACCACGAATCTCTACATTGTCTGCGAGACTAAACGTGCGTGTGAACGGACGGCTAGCAAGTCCTTGATACAGGAATTGCGGGAAGACCCATGCTCCAGCCGAATCCTCTTCAACTGCATCGAACTGAGCAGCTGCATTACCCTTAATTGTAAGTTTATCATCAGCAATCTCAATCTCGAGGTCTTGCTTGGCAAAGCCAGCAACAGCAAGTTCAATAATGTACTTGTTCTCGTCGATCTTTTTGATATTGTATGGAGGGTATTTGGCAACAACCGCTGCAGCCTGATCTTGTGCTGCAAATAGTTTTTCTGCTACCTTATCAAATCCGACAAAGAACTGGTCGAAATCTTTGAAAGCGCGTGCGCTGTGAAAAGTTTTCATGTATTTTCTCCTATTAAGCGAGTTTGTGTTGTGTGTCACCCATTAGGCGTGACGTGGTATTTATACAGTTTACTTAGCTTTCTTAATACGTTCGCGTAAACGAGACGAACTGTAACTGTGTCGACGACTACAGTAGTGGATAGGGATGTCAAGTTCACAACCGGTAAAGTCAGGCTGATTAATATAATCCATGCCAAGGAAACGAACATCCCAGCTATAACCAGACAATAGGTTCAGTAGATCTGCTTCCGTATCGTACGGAATTATATGATCGACATACTGGCAAGCATTAACCTGAATAAACCTCTCGGACAATGCCTGAATAGGTTTGTTCTTCTCAGGCCTATCAATAGTAGGATCTGACTGAAGAGCCACGACTAAACGATCGCAATTCTCTTTGGCCTCAGCCAGCATTAAAATATGACCCGCATGAAACAGGTCAAAGCAACTTGCTACGATACCTACACGTTCAGACATTCAAGAATCACTCCGACAATAGTAAAGATGGCCAACAACGCCAGAAGGCTTAAACAGCCAGTCGCTGTCAAGCCTTCCAACATATTACGTTGACGAGGATGATTAGTCATAATCAACACCTTCATCCTGCTTGCGACCCATGTAGTGGTCGTCGCTTACACAATGAAACTGTGCCTGCAGACTGGTATTGACGATGGTCTTTGTCACCTGCCCAGCAAACTCTACGCACTGCTCTTTGCTCGCAGTCTCATAGACATCCTTTGCAAAGTACTCGCCATCGGCGGTGAACAGGTATACGATTAGCCAAAATGACATTACTTTACCTTTACGAGGTTTGCAGGAGCAACACAGTAGAAACCTGCATCGGTATCGACCTTAATCAGACCGTTATCATAGCAAGCCTTCGTAGTTGCTTCAACCAGTGCTTTCTCAGCATTCTCGGCTTTGATAGCCATAAACAAACAGAACAGAAGCCCAAAAATAGCAACAGTCATAAACCCAGTAAAGCTGAATACGGCTTCAAAAATATCTTTAACAATCTTCATTTCAATACTCCAAAAAGTAGAACCAACACGATGAAACCGTTGACGGTAACAAGTGCCTTATCTTTCATAACAATAGCAGCGTATCCCCAGATACCTGCCCCGACAATTGACAGAATAAGATCTGCCGTATGTAGATCAAATGCTCGACATGTAGCTGCGATAATTACGCAAATCGTACCGAACCATTTCACAATCTCGAATGTGTTAAACACTTTAGTTTCTTTCATCATCATATAACCAGTATACCATATATCTGATAATATGTACACAGTTATTTTGTATGATTGCAAAATTTGTGAAAGAGACCGACTTCACGGCCGTAGGCTTCAATCTCCCAAGGAGCATCGAAGTATGCGTCTTCTTTGCCCTTAGGCTTCCAGATCTCACCCATCCACCTGCTGTAGATTTGAAGACCGCCGCGAGCAGCAACGGCAATGCCAGACTGAAGTTCGTTCTTGGCATGTTGCTTGACGTGGACCATCTCATGGCCGAGAATCTTAATCATCTCATTGATGTCTTGATTCTTGAGTCCAATTGTAAACCAGCGAGGATTGCGTGTACCATCCTCGTCAACACACTCACCATCCACGCGCATGTTGTTACGAACCTCGAGGTCGATTACGAGGTTGCGGACCATGCGAGGATCCATCAACTGATTTGCAAAGAACTCTGCAGCTTCCTTGAGGATAGCCTTTTCTTTGCGCTTACCGATCATACCTGTAATAGTGATTTGCATATTAGTTTCTTTCATCATTATAGGTTTACCCTATCATGTTTTAGAAATAATGTACATAACTATTTTGAGGTTGCGCGATAAACTCCATCCCAGTTTGCAGGTGCCTTCTTCATTTCGGTCATGCGATCAAGCATCATCTCATAGTATGCACTCAATGCACCGCCCCATACAGGAGCCATCTCATAAGCCATTGTCAGAGCACGATCCCAACGACCGGCACGATAATGTTCTAGGAATATGTTGTGTGCTCTCTCAGCAGCCGGTGCAAAATCCTCAACAATCGTAAAGATACGAGCCGGTTCTGTCTTGCCCTTCACGGCGATCAGGTCAAGCTCAATTACTTGGTATACATCCCTAACCGATTCGGCTGTCTGTGGCCCGACGACAAGTTTGACTCCATAAGGCTTGGATTGACCTTCGAGACGAGCAGCCAGATTAACCCCGTCGCCCAGACAAGTATAATCGAAGCGCTGATCGCTACCCATATTGCCAACCACCACAGTGGCAGTGTTAATACCAAGACCCATACCGAAAGCTGGAATGCCTTCTTTTTCAACTTCTGCATTAAATGTCTCCAAGTCTTTTAACATATCAAGCGCTGTACGTACAGCATTCTTTGCGTGGTCTGGATCGTCAAGTGGAGCGTTCCAAAATGCCATCTGAGCATCACCAATATACTTATCAAGCGTACCATTGTTGTCGATGATACGCTTTGTCATTGCAGTCATGTAACGGTTCATGATCTTTGTCAGACCTTGTACGTCCTCGCCATAGTGCTCTGAGATCGTAGTGAATCCACGAACGTCGGTGAACATGATTGACAATTCTCTTGACTCACCACCAAGTGCCAGGAGTTCTGGGTTCTTCTGCAACTTCTCGACCATGGCAGGTGACAGATAAGTACCGAACTGCTTCTTGATCTGTTGCTTTTGTAGGAACTCAGAGATGAACTTGACCGTATAGATGTGCATGTAGATCAGAAGAGCTGCAAGCACGTTATATGTTACATCAAGCATTATACTATATTTGGTAAATAAGTACACCGGGAAATAAAGGTACGCGGCAAACAAGACGGCGATATATATAATTGAGAATCTAAAACGTGAGAACACGATCATTGCAAGAGTGAGAAATAAGAATGTCCCAAGATCAACCAACGGTGTCCAGTTTGGAATCGAAACCGAATCCCCAGCAATTAGCGTCTCCAGAAGACTGGCTTGTACCTGATGGGGATAGCGCGGACCTTGTGGGGTCGCTACAGGGTTGGCAACTCCAGCAGCAGTTACTCCAAGCACAACCATCTTACCCGTTAGATCCGGAAGAGATTGAGCACCGACTTCATATGTTGGAAAAGTGTAGTTCGGGTTTATGAAAACTCGGCCATATTCATCAGTTTTAATTGTTTCAAAAGAAGGAATACGTAATGCTTCAACCCCAGTCTGATTTATCTTCGCTTGATACGATGGATCTCCAGCAGCTACACGTAGCAGCTCTAGAGCAAATGCGGGGTAGTATTCGCCAGATGATTGTGCTAGAAGAGGAACTCGCCTCACGACCCCGTCTGACTCAGGTAGGGACGATGTTATCCCAACACCGGCAGCGGCTTCTTGAAGAAGTGAGATATTACTTAGAACGCATGGATATTGAGGAAGAAACTCGGTTACTTCTCCATCGCCGATTACGGCAACGCCTGTCTTCCGAATTGTCGCACTTGCCCGTGAACAAGAGTCGCTTACAGTCTGACTAAGAACGACCGGATACTTAGTTAAAGCATCTGCAAGAACCCTATCAGTCCCCAGGCGATCAGGCTCAGGCATAAGTACAGTGCTGCCAACAAGGCCAGCCCCTCTACCGTATATCTCGCCAATGATTTTAGCATGGACTTCCCTCGGGAAAGGCCACTGACCATATTTTTCAACTGCTTTCTCCCCAATATTAACTACGACTATTTGTTCTGATTGCTTTTGTTCACCAATCATAAGATAATCATAATACTTTAGTCTGGTAGACTCAACCAAAAACGGGTCTTGAACCTTGATAGCCAGTAGGATACCAAAGGTTAGTAGAGCTAACCACGGCGACAGAGCCGATTTAATCACCTTGTTTAACATTGATAATTGTACCTCCTGCCGGGTCGTTTATTTCTACTAGGAATGACTTTCCGTTGCTATCTATATATAATGTTTTGTTCTCGTCTTTTTTAAATCTTACGTCAACCGTAGTACTCAACGTTCTTACAAGACGAATGCTATCACCTGAAAGAATCGTCGTGATCTGAGTTGTATTGTCAAGACCATATGTTGTACCACATAGTTTAGTTCCCTCCCTAGTAACACAATCACCTCCTGCTAGATTATCATCGAGGAAGTCTTCACCAAGAAAGTTGGCATCTATTGTATTAATATCGAGGTCTGAGCTGGCCAGACTATCTTCTTTAAGATCATCTTTTGCCAGGAAGTCTACATCCAGTTCAGATAGATCTAGAATGTTTGATCTGGTTTCACCGGTATCTTCTCCGGTATCGACCTCTTCGGCCGGTGACACAATCAACATATTATCAATCTGATCGAGTGTCAGATTCAGAATGACCGGTCGAGTTGGTCTGCTATCAGCCGTAGATACGATTGTTGCCTGGAAAGCTTTTGTGAGAATTACGAACCCAGCGCCATTTGATACCGTGATCTCGCCTACAGATCCATCTGGTTCTGGTAATAGGATGACAAGGCTTTTACCGAAGTCATCTACAGTTGCTGCAAAGTCTGTACCACGAACGGCGATTGTTGCTGATGGTGTGCGAAGGTTGATGTTGCCCTTGTTCATCTTACCAGACTGGCCGGTAGCGAAACGCGCAGTACCTGAGGCAAACTTAAGAGCCATTCTTGAAGTGGATGGCTTGCCACTGTAGACAAAGTCGTCAATCACCAGCTTAGAATGTTCAGTGACCTTAACGGTAGAGTCATCAACAAACTTGATCTCGACTCTACCGTTTCCAGTCTGGATTCTATCTAACTTGGCAATGGGTAACTGAGGTCGTGTAGGAACCTTTACGGTTTTCTTCACGACCTCACTTGTACCACGTGCCTGAGTTACGTTGCCAATATTAGCATGGGCCGCCGGCGTTACACTGGTTAATAACCATAGTGCTGCCAGTGCTTGTGCTATTAATCTTGATTGTGTCAACATTCGTCGTACTCTTCTGGTTTACAGTCACGTTGTTTGTGCTGCCCGTAAGCGCCATTTCAACGTTCTTGCCAGCAGTTCCGTTCTGTGTCATCGCAATTGTGTTACCATCGCCTGTAACAGTTACATCATTCACAACGTCATCGGCATTGATGGTCGATGTGTATGTGTTGGTGTCACCGGTGAACGCAATGTTCTGAGTGGCACCAGTTGCCGATGCTGCTGTACCCTGATTAAATGTCAGGTTGTTTGAGTCGCCTGTTACAGCCAGAGTCTTGGTTGAACCAGAAACGCTTGCTGCGTCACCCATATCGTATGTGACTGTGTTGTTATCACCGGTCACGGTTGAATCGATGTTCACGTTATCGGCCTGCGTAATAGAACCTTGGATAAGGTTACCGTTACCTTCTTGTGTCGACGTGATTGTCTGGTTGTTACCTTCGATCACAACACGGTTTTGCTCAGAACCGATACGGTTGTTTTGACCCTTTTGAGTAATAGTAATCGTACTACCATTACCAACCTGGTCGATAAAAATCGAGTTAGTCGTCGACTGAGCATAAGCTAACGAACTCGTCATCAGAGACATAATGAAAAGCGCAAATGCCTTTTTCATCATCCTTCTTCCTTGTAGTTAAAGTATCCCTTAGAGACACCTTGTTTAATTAATTGTAATACCGCTTCCTCGATAGCCATTTTGACTGCCATAGTATTAGCTTCGTTCTCAGTCATTCCGGCCTCTGCTTCGATAAGCTTCGTGCCTACATCAACAAATTTGAAAACTGAAAGATCTCTACCAACCGAGAGAACTGTTTTCGAAACTTGTACATTAAGAATTACCTCACCGGTGTTTGTATTCACACCACGCAATGAAACAACTACCTGATCTTTGCGGTACATAGTAGTACCACCGATGCCAAGATACCGTGCTCCTGCACCACCAGATTCTAAATTCGAATCATAACCAATGATACCACCCTGGATAATTAAACCAGCGAAGAGCATCGGCTCAAGTTTGTTGGCACCTTCTCCAATATATTCTTCACGCGTCTGTCGAACAATCTGACGTTCCTTTGCAAGATCGTCAACACGATTACGTTCAACAACTCTGAACCATGCTCCACCACCAGCCTCAGTCAGTGCAGATATCAGAAGCGCTGTACCACCTTGAGTTACAGCAGTCGAGATACTAGCAATACCATCCTTGTCTCTTCTTTGACCAGTCAGATCCGGAAAGTCATATACAGCCACAACTGCCTGTCGTTCTGGCGGTGAAAGACTCTGCAGTTCTTTTACCTGTAGCTGTACGAGTTCTGGTTTATCCTGAAGCTGAAGCGCTCCAGGTCCCATAGACATACATCCACCCAGCAAAAATGGTAATAGAAAGATTCCCCACTTTACCATTTGAATCCACTCGTTGGAATGATAATCTCGGTCGTGTTACCTGCATCATCTGTAATTGAAAGAGTGATCTCTGTACTAGTCTTCTTATACTTAATAGAGTTGCCTTCAAGACTGAACTCACCTTCTTCGCCACCCATCTCACCAAACAGATTGTTTGTCAGCTGTTGAGCAAGTTGTGAATAGATACGAGACTGCAGGTTGTTCATGAACCTGTTAAGGATAGAGTTCTTTTCCTCTAAAGCTTGTGCTTTTAACTCAGCTTCAATCTTATCAGTAATGGCTTTTTTTCTTGTAGCTTCTTGGTTTTCAATTGTAAGCCATTGAGCTCCAGCGTTCTGTCCGCTGAATGAAGGATTCTTGAATTGGAATACTATCTCACTTGCTTGGGCTGGACTGCTTAGCAGGAGTAGTAGGAGCAGGCTCTTTCTCATCAGGCTTATCTTTCTTCAATTTCAATTCCTTGTCAGAAGAAATACTAAGGTCAAGCGAGAATACTTTGAGGATCTCAATCTTTAGGTTTATATTCACTGTGATCCTCCTTGATCTGCAATACAACATTCACCTTCTGATTTAATCGAATGAGATCGTTATCGAGCATACGAATACGATCAATCAGTGCAATTAAAATCACATTGGTTTCACCAATGATTGGCATTAATTTATCTGTAACGAATTTATAAATGAACCATACGAAATATCCCATGCCAACAGCGGCGACAATAGGGAATCCATACTGCTTCACAAGTTCTGCAATTAGTTGCGGATCCATCAATCTCTCCGAGCGTCGTTCTTCCCGTCTGCTCGTGCGATTCTATCTAGATCTGGTTTCAGGCCTAAAGCGGAACTAACAACTGCATCAACGCGAATAATATCATGGTTCATGGTTTTCACACGGTTGTCTAACCCCATAATAATACCCTGCATTCCCTTGATCGCCTTTACAACGCTCTCGAGAATATAGTTGATAACAAAATACACAAAAACCCCACCGAGCAAAGCTGCTGCGATGGGGAATCCGACATCACCAATAAGTTTAAATATAACATCGTAACCCATGCAGTTATTTATGCATGGGGTGCTCTTACCGATCAGTCACGCTGATAGTTTTCGAGTTGAGTGAAGCCAAACGATGCACAACGGTAAAGCTGACCGTTATGTTCGAGGATGTCGCCAACTGACATCGAAAAGCAAGGACCGAGTTTCTCGATCTTCGACTCATCTTCCCAAAGGTTCATCAGAGCAAAAGCTTCTTCCATGTCATTGGTATCAACATTGGCAACGTGAGTGTAGTACTGGAAGTTCTCAGCTTTGAAAGAACCTTCGAAGCTACGATCAAAATAAGCCTTGATACGGTCGCTAGTTTCACCACTGTGGATTACATTGATTTCTGCATCGGTAAGCTGGATTTGATAAACCTTAATCATTTGAAAACATCCTTTGTTGCTTTGTTAATACCATCCTACAGCAGTTTTCATATATTGTACATAAAAAAATGCGGCCAGAATCAATCCAACCGCATTTTTTTTAAATTAATCGTCGATGTATTTCGACAAGGTATCAGCGACTTTACGCCAATAGTTCTTGAACTCAGGATTTTGGGCTGCCTTCATCGCCTTCTTGGCGTTGGTAACCCGCTGAACGGCCGTAGTATTGGTCATGAATATTCTCTCCTACAAAATCATCAAACGTCATATCATTAAGCTGCTTGAATACACGGTATCCAAGAAACGAAAGGATTCCTATAACAGCGACACCGGCTGCTCCGGCAATTAGTTGCTTTTTAGCCATGCCAATATATTCTCTGGTGATGTTTCGCCGTAAGGATCTTCTGCGGTGTTATCCTCGAAGCCAGGTTCGATGAACCACTTCTCGATCTTACCGTTGTTGACGATACAAGCATACCGCCACGAACGTTCACCGAAACCAAGATTGTTTTTGTAGACGCTCATCTGCATGTCACGAGTAAAAGTACCCGAACCATCAGGAATCATCTTGACCTTCTTGATCTTCTGTTGTTTAGCCCAACAGTTCATCACGAATGCATCGTTGACCGACACACAAACGATGTCATCGATGCCTAGATTCTTGAACGCCTTGTAGTTTTCTTCAAAGCCAGGAAGTTGATACGTTGAACATGTGGGTGTGAATGCACCAGGAAGTGAGAAGAGTACTACACGCTTTTTAGCAAAGTAGTCGAACGTTGTCTTGTCTTCCCAACGATACGGATTTGGTCCTTCGATTGAATCATCGCGGACGCGGGTTTTGAATACGACATTAGGCACAACCTCTGGCAGTTCGTTGAACTCGCCGTCTTTAAACTTGTGCCAATAACGTTTAACTGCAATTGTTTCTGCCATAATATCTCCATGAATAAAAGCGAAGTGGGAGGATTCAGGTATACCTCCAAGGTCCAGTCAATTACTATCTGTAATCTCGACCAACGATCCCTTTGCCGGTTGAGCGGGAGACCAATCCCAGGATCTGCCTTATCCCCACTGACAAGGGGAACATTCGGCCACACTTCTTACAAGGTCCGTCGACCCTGATATCTAATTGCCTTGTGGGATCCGCCCCCACGTACCAGCCCTCAATGGCCGGATCTTCGTCTAATGCACTGCGTCCGTGTCCCAGATCAAAGGCAAACTCTAAATGGTCGGCAGTTTAACATCGTGCCGAGGATATGTGGACTTACAGAGACCGGCTTTACCCGTAAAGATATCTCGCCACAATTATAAAGGCTACTGAGGTGTTGACTCGCTACAGTCAGTAATTTCGCTCTTTACGTTCCTATCTTCCCCCATATCGCTTGGTCACCACAGGAACTTCCTTCATAAACTGGCTCCTCAAGATGGATTCGAACCACCGACCAGGCGATTAACAGTCGCCGGCTCTACCGCTGAGCTATTGAGGAATAAACTCTTATTTTCTTAATCTACACTATATATCAATTAATGTACACAGTTAATTTGGTGCCCTCGGCAGGATTCGAGCCTGCAACCTCTCGCTTCGTAGGCGAGTGCTCTCGTCCAGTTGAGCTACGAGGGCATATATGGTACCCGGTGACGGGCTCGAACCGCCGACATTCTCGGTGTAAACGAGATGCTCTACCAACTGAGCTAACCGGGCATTAACTGGTACGGATGAAGGGACTCGAACCCCCACGACCGAAGTCACTGGTACCTAAAACCAGGGCGTCTACCAATTCCGCCACATCCGCATGGTGCCTTTGGAGAGATTCGAACTCCCGACACGTGGTTCTTCAAACCACTGCTCTACCAACTGAGCTACAAAGGCAATATGAATGACCACCTGCAGTGTGCCTTGATTGCTTACTTCCGGACGTTGCAATCTTCCCAGATAAAAACAATGTTGCAACAATGTCTTTATCACTTCACGGGTTCAGCCGAGGTGGTCTAGTGGCCTATATTTTTTGTAGCGAGCCCCCAATACGGTGAACCTTTGGTTATCCTTCGGGCAATGCCTTAGGCGCTGTTATACTGGTGGAGAATAACGGGATCGAACCGTTGACCTCCTGCGTGCAAAGCAGGCGCTCTCCCAGCTGAGCTAATCCCCCAATATCTGGTGCCGCAGGATGGAATCGAACCACCGACAAGTGGCTTATGAGACCACCGCTCTACCTCTGAGCTACCGCGACATATTCTGGTGCGGACTAAGGGAATCAAACCCTTGACCCCTGGGTGGAAGCCAGGTACGTTATCTCTACGCCAAGCCCGCTTTATTCTGGTGCCCCCACGACGACTCGAACGCCGGACCTGATGATTACAAATCAACTGCTCTACCAACTGAGCTATAAGGGCGTCGGGAATGTAGGACTCGAACCTACGACCTCCTGCTCCCAAAGCAGGCGCGCTACCAGACTGTGCTAATCCCCGTTATTGGCCTACTATATATACAAGTTATAGTCGACTATCAACTAATTTCCACATAATTTGTTCAATAATATTAGCTTCTTCATCCATATCTGCCTCAAACAAGGCGTTCTGCAGAGATCCGACATCACCGTTAACCAGTTCATCAAAATACGGTGCATCTTCTAAAAGCATGTTCATAATATATTCCTTTATAATGGATGCCCTTCCAGGGCTCGAACCTGGACTCTTCTGAATCAAAATCAGACGTGTTGCCAATTACACCAAAGGGCAATGGTGGGTCAGTGAGGTATCGATCCTCCCCCGCAAACGGACGAAATTTACAGTCTCGCTGCCAGAGCCACTGGCTTTACCGACCCTTATTCTATACACCCTATCGGTTAACCCCATTCTAGATCGCGGTAAGGAATCCGATATTCGCCAGCGTTCCCCGTCTGTTAGTCTGGCATAGGTCTCTCCGGCGGTGTCTAGAATGCCGGATAAATTCTGGTGGACCCCATGGGGCTCGAACCCATGACCTACAGGTTAAAAGCCCGTTGCTCTACCTACTGAGCTAGAGGTCCGTTAAATTATGGATGCTTCCAAACAACGTTGCGTTGTTCTTTTACAAGACGCTTTGTTTTTTCGTCATCCTTATAAAACTTAATCCAAGAGTCATATTTTTTCATCGCTTCCTCTTTAGCTAACTCCAGTGTTGGAAATGTATTGGAACTGCTAAAACTTCCGCCATAGTATCGTACAACATTCCAATTATCCATGAACGGGAAGAAACGATAACAACAAATTGCATACTCTGCAATAAATCCGGCCTTCTCGTTACCACGAACACGCACTTTCACGCCATAAGGAATTTTCTCAAACATTCTCAAATACTCCATAATTAAAAACTGGTAGACGATGTAGGATTCGAACCTACGACCTAAGGATTAAGAGTCCCGCGCTCTACCGACTGAGCTAATCGTCCATTAAACTTTAACCAATGTATACCCGATACTCGGTACCGGTATCTACAGGCGCGCCAACCGTTTGACGCACGAAGTAGTAATAATCGATGAATTGATCGCCGTCGCGAGTATACACACCATGGGCAGTCCGTGCTTCTTCTTCAGAAGCGTACACACCCAACAAGATCGAACCTTCGTGAGCGAACTCACCCATCAAAACAAAAACTTCCATGACAATCTCCATTAGTTATTATTCACTCTACGACATATTACATAATTTGTACATCAAAAAATGCGCGGAATGAAAAATAATTTGGTAGGGGTAGTGGGGTTAGAACCCACACTGTACGGATTTTAAGTCCGTTGACTCTAACCAATTGGCCCATACCCCCATGGGGTGATCGACGGGTATCGAGCCCGTAACTCCGGTACCACAAACCGGCGTGTATCCATTAACACCTCGACCACCATAAACTCGTGTCAGACCCCGCCGATTGCACGACACCTCACGACACCCGCCTACGCAGGTACCGTCTGACATTGCCCTAGTATTACCCTCAACCTGGCGGAACGTCAGGGAGTCGAATGGCGGTGAGTGAGGGATTCGAACCCTCGTACCGTTTTCACGATAAACACCTTAGCAGGGTGCTGATTTTAACCACTCATCCAACTCACCAATTTCTTTCCGTCGTAATATTTTTAATTTTTCCGGAAACTGATCCCATTTAGCTTTATCTAAATCGGTTTCATAACCTTTTACTTCTATATAACAATTCCATTCTTTAACAAAGAAATCCGGAAGATATGTAGAAGATTTTCCATCTGGTTTAATATAACCAAATCTTTTAGTATTTCTTGTCCATGTTAAGCCGCTGGCATCAGCGTATCGACAAAATATTAATTCCCATGAACCATCGACTTTAATTTCACCGGCAATAGGTGAAGAATATGAATATTTTTTACACCTGCCAGCAACACATTCCCATCCGTTCGCATAGCGTTCGTTAATTTTATCTGAAAGTTTTTTCTTAGATTCTTCAGTATGTTTTTTACCTAAGAAAGTACTAGGCTTTCCTTTTGTACCAACATCATAATGAAGTTTTTTACCTTTATTCCACGGTTGTGGATTTTTAGCCTTAAATTTTTTAAATGGTGATTCGTGTTTGTCCGGATTTTCTTTACACATTCTCTGATGATTGCGCAAAGAATTTTCATTTTTGCATTCTTTATTACAAAATTGGCAAGATAGCATCTTACATTCTCCTCGCTACTATTTATAATAATAGTGCGTTGCATTACCGTCCTGCCCACGTTCCTAAATATGGTAGCCCCGAGCGGTTTCGATCCGCCTTCTCGTCAGTGAAAGTGACGTGTCCTAGCCAGTAGACGACGGGGCCATGGAGGAGGGTGATGGCATCGAACCATTTACCTTTCGGTAACTACAGTTTTCAAGACTGTGTGAGGAGCCAACCTCAGCACCCTCCGTTTGGTGCGAGTGACAGGGATTGAACCTGTGACCTAACGATTATCGGTCGTTTGCTCTACCAGCTGAGCTACACTCGCACATAAGAGTTTCTAACGATGTCAAAGAACATTCTGGCGAAGGTGCTCGGAATCGAACCGAGTTCTCAAGGTTTTGGAGACCTGCGGATTACCAGTTTCCCTCACCGACACAGAATGGCGAACTTGATGGGTTTCGATCCCACTACCTCCGCAGTGACAGTGCGGTGCTCTCCCGATTGAGCTACAAGTCCAATGAACTCTTATTTATACATGGTACACTAATTTTTAATTAATGTACATAATTATTTTACGTTCACGATGCCTGGGCCTTCATATCCTGCATACTCCCAACGCTGTTGGATTCTTTGTTCAACCTCGTCGAAGTGAAGAGGTGTAAAGTCAGTTTGCTCTACACATACACACAGATAGCGAGGATCGATCGTCTGATCCGGATAATATCCTGTCATGATCTGATTAGCATGCAGATGGCCATGTACGTTGACACGGAACCGTTCTGTTACACAGTCCGGATGCAGAGGAATATGGCTCAGGATGAACTTATCCACAAATACACGAACACCATGAATCTGTTGGAAACCAACTTCACGATACTCATCGTCCTTGAAGATATCGTGGTTGCCACGGATAAGGATCTTGCGACCGTTCATCCGCTTCACCAACTCGAGATACTTCTTGTTGATGACAACGTCACCGAGGAAGTAGACAGTATCCTGCTCCTTGACCTTTGCGTTGTGACGCTCAATCATAGTCTCGTTCATTTCCTCAGTAGAGGTGAACGGACGGAGAGGACTACCATCAGCCAACTTGAACTTTTCCCATGAGTTCGTATGACCAAGGTGATGGTCAGAGATCACGAACCTGTTTACGAACCTAGTCACTATAAAACTCCGTTTCTTCAATACGAAAGCTAGGAACCCAGTTACCGTCAATGTTATCGCCTGTCTCACGCATGGCGTCAACCCAGTCCTGGGCCTTTTCGGTTTCCCAATCGCCAACGATCTCGGCTGCTTCAAATGTCGGATAAACACCGACCACAACATGCTCACCGTTATAATCAGTTTCGTCGCGGATCAGTACATAGACTTTCATCAGTTCACAACCTTTACTTTATTCCTAAGGGCAAGAATGCTGCGCGCATTGCAACCATTGTTACGGATAATTGCCTCAGCTTCTTCACGAGTTGGTGCATCTACAAGCACGGTGTCCCTGTCGGTTTGACTGTACTCGATATGAACAATCCAATATGCCTTTACGTCAGTCATAATAATCTCCGTTCGTTATTATTCACTCTACGACATATTGCGTTATTTGTACACAGTTATTTTAGTATCTAACAACATGATCTGCTGCATGAGTGGCTGCGAATGAGTCAGGCTTTACCTTGGCATCGATGCCCAGAGAACCCTTGACCCACCCGAGTGCTTCCTTAACTGCCACAGATGACTTATGATTCGGATTAGGATTGATATCCAAGTGAACTTCCATGTGGCGATCACCCAGAATGTCGACAATTTCCGTTGCTGCAGCTACAGCGTAGTTAACCTCAGTCAGCAGACGTTGCTTTAGATTGCCATAGTCTGGCAAATCATGTGACTCGTGGAACAATCTACATCCATGCTTAGAGTCCATGTGGACAATGATTACGGTTGAGTACTTTGCATACCATTGATTGTTCTTACGATAACGTATCGAGTCGCAACCGATATACACCGATGACTGTGGACTTGATGTAGCAATTAGCTCTTTGGCTTCTTCAATCATAGCTTAAACTACTTTTATTTTTCCGGCCGCTTCACGGGCTTCTTCTATACTATGAGCCAATACAACACCCATACGCCGATTTTTACGACAGACCGGTTTACCAAAGATACGTACTTCAACACCTGGTGTCTCTAGAGCATCTTCTATGCCTTCATAAAGCGGGTTTGTATAGGTATCGTTTTCAGCAAGAATAACAGCTGAAGCACCGAAACCATTAGCGATCTTAATATCTGGAATAGGCAGACCTAATATAGCTCTAAGGTGAAGATCAAACTCAGAGATGTTCTGGCTGATCATTGTAACCATACCTGTATCATGCGGACGTGGCGAAAGCTCTGAGAAGTAAACTGTATCACCCTTAACAAAGAATTCTACCCCAAACAAACCAGCACCACCAAGATCGTCAGTAATTACTCTTGCCATAGCCTGAGCTACGCCATATGTTGCAATGTTCTTGAATGGTTCAGGTTGCCATGAATATTGATAATCACCGTTCTCTTGAACGTGACCAATAGGTTGACAGAAGAGAGTAGGGCCATCTTTCTGCTTAACAGTCAGAAGAGTAATCTCATAATCGAAGTCAATAAACTCTTCAATGATTACACGCTTGCGGAGACCCCGCATGTTTTCACATGCATAGTTCCATGAATGGTAAGCTAGAATGCCAATGTCAATATCAAGACTCGGATCAATAATAGACTGCCCCTTACCCGATGATGACATGACAGGTTTAACTACGCACTTGCAGTTAAACTGCTCTGCAATCTCAAGAAGCTCTTCTTTAGACTCAGCATAAGCAAACTTAGCTACCTTAAGACCAAGCACATGAGCACGATCTCGAATAGCATCACGATTCATAGTTAGATTAACTGCGCGTGCAGATGGAACGACCTGAATACCTGCATCCTCTACACCATAAAGAACCTCAGTGGCAATTGCTTCGATTTCAGGAACAATAATATCCGGGGAATGAATGTCAATCATGGTTTCGAGTTTGCGTGCATCAAGCATATCGAACACTTCATACGCATCTGCTACCTGCATTGCAGGCGCATCATGGTAAGAGTCGCAGGCAATAACATAGTGACCCATACGCTTAGCAGAAATTACAAACTCTTTGCCCAGTTCACCTGAACCGAGTAACATAATCATCTTCATTGTTGTTTCCTTTAATATGGAGCCACGAGTGAGAATCGAACTCACTCTCTTACGAGGCCTGGGATTTGCAATCCCGCGCGTTACCGGTCCGCCATCGTGGCTTGGTGCGCCCGGTAGGACTCGAACCTACTGCCTCAAGATTAGAAGTCTCGCGCTCTATCCAGATGAGCTACGGGCGCATTAATTAGGAGATACGACCTAGTCGATGCAGAAGATTAGCAACCGAAGAAAGATCAGGATGAGGATCGCGGTCACTATATCCTTCGATTCGCTGGATATCGATGAGATAACTGTGCAAAGCACGCTTAATCACCGGAATATCTGCAGGAGCAAATGTGCCACCCTTTGTCTCTTTAATCATTACTTCGACTCCATTAACCACGTATTGGCTGTATCCATCCAGTCAAGAACCTCCGGATCGAGACTCTCACCGTTACGATATGCGCTGTATACTTCGCAGAACTTTTGTTCTACAGCAAGCACACCATCATTCAATGTAGGCAGCGAAAACATCTCTATTTGCATATCATAATCTCCTTTAGTATATATGCCAATATAACCTATTATGGGTTAATTGTACACAACTATTTTACTCCGATAACCACTTGGCGATTGAACCATACTTAAGGTTGAGTCTGTGCTCGAGGATCTCAAGACCATAGTGGTCGAACTCTTCCTTACTGATACCTTCACCAAAAGCCATATGTTCAATTGCACGCTCACGTGTACAACCGTTCATTACCTTTTGCATGTCATCTACACAGCAAACAAATTCATAAAAGTTGTTCTGCTGTTCGATAGCTTCTTGCTCGATCTGCTTGTCGAGCTTATCAGAAAGATATTTAAAGTCAGCATCGAAAGCTTCGACCGACTCAAACGTAGTACCACGAGGACGGAAACCATACACGTCCTTGTACAGGTCTGAATAGATGTCACCATCACGGCTGTTAGTGGCAGTGTTGATATCACGAAGAGTAAGCATAATTAAAAATCCTCAATCACATTTGATATAACCATTATATACAGTTTGAGATTAATGTACATAAAAAAATGCGCTCAGAGTCAATCCAAGCGCATTTAATTTTGATTAGAATCGGTAGAATTTTTTACGGAATGAGTACGCAATGGAATCGTCGAAGTCAGGATGACGAGACCAGAATTTCATTTTGCGTTCGGCGAGATCGAGTTCTTTTCGAGCCTGTTGCCGTTCGTTGAAGTCAGTTGAGGCTTTCGCGATATGTTCGAGGGCGATATAATTGTACGAATGTTTAGCCCATTGTGAGTTCGGATTAAGACGATGAATTAAAGACGGATTGAAATCCGAGTTTTTTGCCGATCCGGAGTCATAAAAAATAGCCATGATAGAGAACCTTTCCTAGTTGAAAGACCACTCTACCATAGCTATTGATATTTGTACAATCTTATTTTTTGCGACCGATATTAATCTAATGCATTTATTATCTTAAAAAGAATGGCGCAGCATTTACTTAGTAGGTGCACGTCTTCCAATATTATATTTGGTCACGAGATTCCACTCATCCTTCTCCTTGAACGGAAGGATCTTGATCTGGCTTAGTGGAGTCAGTGGTTCGTTGGTCGAACCTTCCTCTGCCAGCTTAATCAGTTGCCAATCAACCAGGAGATTCGTGATTGCATTTCTACGGCCCTTGTCCTCATCAGAGAAGTTTGATGGCTTGCCGTCCAGAGCAAAGAGCTCCTTGAAGTGCACAATGTAATATTTGCCCTGCTTGTGCAGGATGTGGCACGATTGGTACAGTGTCTTGTCTTTGCGTGATGCGACACCAATACGTGTCAGCGTCTCACGGACCTTAAGGAAATCGTCTTCCTCACCCAGCTTTACTTCAATTAAACTATCGACTACGTTCATTTCTAACTCCACCCTTATCAAGTTTATTTTTTATTGTTTTCATTTGATCCGGGGAAAGTAACTTAATTGCGGCTTTGGCCTTTTGACGGTTATAGCCGTAGTAAGACATTACCAGTTCTAAATCACTATCCTTATCTTTTTTCACCCATTTTGAATACCGCTTACTGGGTCGTACAATATTTATTAGAAACGAATATTGTAACTTGTTGTCCAGACCATGATTGCAGTTCATCATGTTGGCCAGTTGAATGGTATCCTGGAAGTAGGATAGTGACTTGTTGGTAATGAATGCGTTGTAGCTTTTCTCTGCTAACTGGTCATTCTCGGTACCCTTCATAAGATTCTTCTTAGAAGAGTTAATAGAGTTTACAAAATCAAACGGTGTCATCCTGTTTTCTGCCCTTCATAATAATTTCGGCAGACTTATCAAAGAAGTCTGCACATTTCTCACAGATCTCAAGAGAGACCACGCCATCATCGGTATTCAACCGCATTTCATGGAACGGCACACACTTGAGATACTTATCTTCACACACGGCACATGTTTTGTTCCAGTTGAACCAGGTCATAGGAACTCACAGTCCGCCATGATTTCGGTGAGACAGGCAGTCAGGTTGATTTCAGGATCAGCTGCAAATGCATTCTGATACTGGTACTTTGCAAGGTGGAGGACTAAAACCGGTATGGAGTCTGGCTTTATATAGTCCTCCGCCTTGTCAAAGAAGGCACGGAAGAACTCGGTCGTATCCATGTCAGACTCTGCAACCCATTTACGCATTGCACTAAAGTTACGATCCTTTAGATAGCTAATGAGTTTGGCAAGTGCAGTGTCTGAGAAGTTGGATAGAATACCCGAGTCAATGTTACCAGTAGCCGAATACTGCTGGAGTTCATTGAGAACACGACGCCAGTCGGGGAAGTGCTTGGTCAGGACCTGAGCAACAACCGCCTTCTCGAACGGCACGTTCTCCTTCTCGAGGATAACAACCACACGCTTCATGAATTGAGCTGCGAGGGTTGCCATCTCTGCCTTAGAGATCTTGAAGTTGATGACCGAACACCGTGACTGCAAAGGCTCGATGATACGATCCTTAAAGTTGCAGGTCAGGATGAAACCACAGTTAGCCGAGAACTCTTCCATAAAATTACGAAGAGCCGGTTGGGTAGACTGTGCGTTAAGATAGTCAGCCTCATCGAGGATAACATACTTACGACCACCGGATAGAGAGATGGAGGAGGCGAAACGAGCAATGTCGTTACGTAGTGTATCGATACCACCGTTCATAGAACCGTTGATAACGATATAGTCACATCCCAGTTCCTCACACATGGCCTTAGCTACTGTTGTCTTTCCGACGCCAGCAGAACCGGACAGGATGAGGTTAGGGATATTCTTCTGATCGACAAACTGTTGGAATACAGTCTTCAGATGTGTGGGAAGGATAGTGTCCGCAATAGTCTTTGGACGGAAACGTTCGGTCCAGAGGAATTCTTCTAACATAATATAATCTCCATCATAAAGTAAAGTGTCCGTCGCGAAGTCTTAGCATCCACGGACTCTGGCTTAGAGGACCAGCAAACCATTTAACCGTCGTACTTGGAGTTAGATTCGACGGCAATCCAATATTCTACAGTTTCACCCTTGAAGTGGCTAAGACCCTTTGACGAGATGGATACGTCATACTTACCAGGAATCAACTTGATGTTATCCGAACGGAATACCATACGGAAGTTTGCATCGGTCTCACCGACCTCAACGCTGAACGAGTCATTGGTTGCACCCTTGGTGTCAACAGCCTGAAGCAGGATACGACCTTCGATGCCGGTCACTGCAATGTCAGGAAGTTGTGATACACTCAGTGCCTTCATGACACGGTTAAGAGCATCCTCGGTGAGAGTGAAACGAACTTCAGGATTGGGCAGTTCGATTTCCTTATCAGGTGCAACCATGATAAGTGACGGATCGCTGAACGCATACTTAAACTTGTTACCACCCTCAGAGATCTCAACATACGATTCCTTAAGAGTCAGTTCAGGCTCATTGAAGAGTGAGACAGTACCGAGGAAACGGCTGAGGTCGTAGATTGCAAACGTCGAATCGAATTCTTGATTGAGGAATGCACGTGCAAGAACAGACTTAGTAGGTGAGATCGTTCTTACTTGGTTGCCCTGTTTAATCATAATGTTCTGATTAATAGACGAGAAGTTCTTAAGGATCTGAGTAGTATTCGTATTAAGCTTCATAATATATCTCCATGTTATAATGACTTATCCGTAGTCATTTACCAGTATAGCATGACTGCGGATAAGTGTACATCACTATTTTACTTTTTCTTCTTTAATTGACCGACATCAGCCGTGGCTGCTGCACCGATCTGAGCCAGGTCAACAAGGCTACCACCGAAGACATACATGCCGACGTGTTGTAGTTGCATCCATGGGCAGAACCATACCTTCATACCAGCATTACGTGTCCACTGACAGAACATGTAGTCTTCCGACAGGTAACGCTTCGTGTCTGGACAGATAGGCGTATCGAAGAAGGCCATGATCTCACGTGAACCATCAAAGTGTTCTGTGCGAACATGGTCAGGCTTGTACATCTGCTGAGGATAAGCTTCAGCAAACTTGTCGAAAGTGTTACGACGGATCATCATGAATCCGGTACCAGCTTCGAGAACTTCAACCGGTTCACCGAGTGGAATCTCACCACGATCACCAGCAGGATTGAAGACATAGTCGCCTACATACTTCTCAAGCTGATTAGGATCTTCATCGGCGAAGCCCTTGTCAACTGCAAGCTTGATCTTTTCCCAGCTGATACACTTCTTTGGATAAGGACCTGCGATGATATCATAGTCATCATCTTCTGGATTCTGCGACTGTAGAGCAAGCAATGCAATCACGTCGTTGGCGTTGAAACCGATATCCGAGTCGATGAACATCAGGTGGGTGTCACCTGAACGCATGAACTCGTCAGCACAGTAGTTACGTGCACGAGTAATCAGCGACTCATTGAAGAGGAAGTAGAATCGAACCTGAATACCGTAGTGGGTACATAGTGCCGAGAGATCGGCGATCGAGCGAGTGAACATGCCGGCACACTGTCCGCCATACATAGGAGCCGCTACAAAGAGCTTGCGCTCACGCAACTTTTCAATTGGTACGTTAATTTCAATTCCCATAATTAATCCTTATTTTCTGTGTCATGGACGTGGAGTTGCATAATTGCATAGTGGATAACCTTCATCAGGTCTTTGCGCCATTCGGCTGGATCGCCTTTGCGACCGTAACGCTGTGTGTACTTCATCATATTCCCGATATTGAAACCGGTGCCGTGGCCTGCATCAATGATGAATTCTGTTGCTTGGAATTTATTTCGGGAATAATGCTGATCGTACGTAGCATCAATGTAAGACTGAATTTCTTTGAGTGATTCGCCTTCATTGTATTTATACTCGATTAAATGCTTTGCTTTAATTCCTGGAATAAAAGTTGCAATGGTTCCCATTTTACCAGGAGGGCCTTCGGTTCCAGGTATACCAGTTGCATTCAAAGTAGATCCATGTCCTATTGTAAGTTTTCCTGCATCGCTCATTTCTTCTTCAATCCTTTTTGCGCTCATTATATAAAAAAGTCCTCTAGTGTTGATGGTTTAGTTTCAGACAAGCCGCTCCATTTACGACCTTGCCAGTGTGGATAGGAATCACGTGATAGATGGACAGACTTTGGTTTCTCCATGTGAGCAAAGTCAAGTTCACCCTTATCATTCATGAGGTAGTCAACCCATTCAATGAAGTTGACACTACCTTGTGCACAAAGTTTCTTCATCTCATCCTTGAAGATCAGGCGAACAGTCTCACGATGTTCCCATGCACCGTAGAACGGTGTACCCTTATAGTAACCAGTCTTCGGCAATGCACGAGACTCATTCTCGATAGGTAGCAGTTCATAGGCATATACCTTGGCCAGATCTAGTTGAGATAGTTGCTCATAGTATCTTTTAGCAAGATCACGAGTTGCCTCTTCAGGATTTGCCTGACGCATCAGATGGTGACGCACATCGATGTTGCCAAAGTAGAACTCAGCAATCTCATGATGCGGTTGAATGAACGTACTCAGACCTTCCTTGAGTGCACCGTGTAGAGTCTTGAAAGGCACTGAGTTAACAAACCAACCTGGACGATACATGCAGATAGCATGGCTATCACCGGCAACCACCTTTGTTGTTGCCGTCATCTGCCTAAGAGTCACAGCAGTATTCTCGATACGCTTCAGGTTTTCCCAGTCAACCTTTGCCCAGTCAGGATGGATATCACCCTTCATACGTGGCTCGAGCATCTCAGAATATTTAGGATGATCGATCCACAACGATTTCACAATACCCTTAAATTGAGAGTAGCGAATCAGGTTGTCGATATTACCGTAGTTTTTCATTCCACCAAATAGGTTAAGAGATCCACCCCAGTCATTGCCGTGATAGACACAGATAGTATCGAATGAATTGATATCAGGATGGATATCACCAGTACGGTCTAGATGTACAGTGTATCCGGCATCCTCTAACTGGTCTGCATATATTGCCGCCTGGGCTGCACGATGCGAATGGATGTTAGACGATATGTGGGTGAATGGGGATGTGATTAGTATGCTCATATTATTCACTATACATCAAGTTGGGCAAAATGTACACATTTTTTTGGCCAATCGCGATAACTATTTACGCGATCATAGATGGTAGGATCGTTGAGAACCGGTTCTGCGCCAACGTTCCAGAACAGGATATTGCGGCCGGTATTCTTTGGAATGTACTTCCATACCTTACCATCATATGTATCTATGCATGGAAACGGTGGCAGATTCTCAGGCTTCTCACTCTGCTGGAATGCCATAGGGTCAGAGATAACATCAGCACGACCGAGTTCACCAGCTTTCAGGTTACGTGATACAGCAACCGAGTGGAACTTGGCATTCGGCCATGCAATCTGCATTGCTCTCGAAAGAACGCCAGTCGAGATGGCTACGTATACTTCATCTGGTGCTTCAATCTTTGATGCAGCCTTGACGATACCAGCAGTGACGAGTTCATGCTTTAGGCCAAGCGGAACGAAGAATGCATCGTCGTTCTGGTCTGCCCATTCCTTGGCGATCTTGTTCAGGTTCGGCATTGCAGCGATACGATGGAATGATGCCTCTGCACCCTGTTCGATACAACATGCCTGGTGGTGTGAAATCCGTTGAGCAGAAGGCATGAACAACTTCACCTTCTTATTATGACGTTTAGCAACATCAAGGATGGATACACCTGCAAGACCCGTACGTGGCTGTACGTATACAATAGTCGACTGATTGATTCTTGAAATTAGACAGTCACCGCCGCGCACCTTAGTTCCTGTGATAAGATCGTCACGTACACAACGCACACCATCATGCACAGTTACAACCGGATCTGGATAGGGATCGGTCCATGTGGCAGCAAGGTTTAGATAGTAGTCCTTGGCCTCTTCCCAAGAACGGTAACCTACATCCTGGTTATAACCATCGGTTATGTGTTTATCATGACTCATAGCGCTTTCACCATTTCTTTGTATTGTTCCACAGATATACCGGCGGCTTTAATAACAGTATCATCGGACGGATGTGATGTCATCAAGTTAAATGTTTTTATTAGGCCCAGGTCCAACATCGCACGTTGACGTCCATACGGATGGTCTTTAATTTTACACGAGGACCAAACAGAGTCGAAGTCAAGATGGTTATAGTCTGCTCCTGGCTTGACATAGTTCTCAACCCATCTGATAAAGTCGCAGCACACATCTTCTGCATTGTATGGATACGCACCAGTGTCGGCGTAGATCTTATCCATCACTTTATCAAGGAAGGCTTCCTTCTTCAACTTATCGGTGTTGACAGCCAAATATGATATGCATTCCACCGCATTCGTGCCATAGTAGAACATGCTATCCAGATTAACATATTGCGGGTACCAGTCAGCAATATCGGCAACAAATGCAGCATACTGGAAACGGTAGACTCTAAGACCGTGCCTGGTATTCCATTCGAACAACCATTCACCAATCTCACGCATGTCCTTCTTGGCATTTGACTGCTCAAGCCATTCGGCTAACTCACGGCAAAGCTTCGGAGCATATTCTGAGAGATAGTAGTCGCCACCTCTTTGATAGTTTGTACCTGCCGGGATTTTTGGGAAGGAAGGAAACTGATAACCGACTGAGGTATAGAATGGATGTGGATAGTGGTTTAACTTACGAACCATCCATTCAATCGAGTCAGCTTCATAGAGATGAGGCAAGATTGTGTTGTGATATCCGGATGGCTTCCTCGAATAGTTAATGCCAGAACCGGTTATGCGGTGAAGAAGAAATACGTACAGCCACTCTGGCAGACTGAAGTCGGCATGCTTGCCAGTCCAGTCACGGGCGATGTACCCACGCTCACGTGTGTGGAAGCCTTGTTTCATCTTATGGAAGTATGGATGTTCAGGAGTCCAACCATAGAACACATCATTTACAATCTGAGAAAAGCCGGCGAACTTACGTTCGACGACATCATAGAGTTCGACGTTCTCCAACAGATCGTCGTTCATATTACTTTCAAGATAGGGAACTGTGCCTAGGTTACACTTTGCCTGTTGGTCCTTGGCCAGTTCAAAGTAACGAAGATATTCATCATAGTATTGTGTCAGTTCCATAGATATTCCATTGCCAGATCTAGTTGTTGTCTCTCATACTCGGGACTATTTAGCCGTCTGTTCAGAGGAGATGGGTGAGGCATCATGTGATGTGGGATATCGGCCATAGCCGATGATACGAAACCACCGAGGCATATGATCTTGTCATAGCCTCGGCTGCATTCATTAATCCAATTATAATCTATATCCGACTTATTGTACACACCTTCTTTGTGTATTACATTCGTGAATGAGAATGGTTTACAACCAAGTTCTTCCATCCAGCGATGAAGACGGATAAGTGTCGGATTCTTTTTCTTCTTGAAAGAAGGATTGATACCGACAACTAGTACCTTATTCCTCATGACAAATAAAGGTAACACCAGCTTCCTGGAACATCTTCAGTGTTATAACCATTGAGTCTCTCCATGTCTTACTGATATCCTTAGGATACTGCATGATTACCTTCTTGATGCCGACCTGAATGATACCCTTTGCACACTCAGAACAGACAGGCAGACCCGTCACATACAAAGTTGCACCGTTCAGAGAAGCACCCGAATGACATGCATTATAGATTGCATTCATCTCACCATGTACGATGTACTTGTACTTCTCTTCACGGTTTTCATAACGGTCTTTAGTATCCTTGACATCACGAGGAAAGCCATTGTATCCCTGACTGAGGATCTGACCTTTGTCTCCTACCACCACGGCTCCGACCTTTGTGGATGGATCCTTTGACCAAGTAGCAACCGACTTGGCGATATCCATATAACGTTCAGACCATTTATTCATTAGACTACCTTATCAAAGTGACGTTCATAGACATGAAGGTTACCAACATTCCAGATGATCTTTGGTTCTACGTCAAGACCTAAATCTTTAGTCAGCATATCTGCAACATACTTTTGCCATGCATAGTCGTTACGATAGCCGAAGACAACGTCATTAGAACGCATCTGAACTACGGCAACCAGCTGACCATCACGAATCATGTACTGTACAGCATTGGTGCACATGAAGTCACTCATGCCGTTATGATTATAGTCAGACCACATAGTAGGACGAGTATAGATCATCACAGCACGACGACTGTTAGGATTGGCAGTCAATTCATCGAGGACATTGAGATACTGCAATCCGTTGTCTTCACTATAGATTGCCCAACCATAGTTGGAGTTAATCTTACCTTCAGTCGAAGCAACCTGTTTCCAGATAGCAGGAGTAACACCAGGAATATCATCAACATACAGCGACATTGACTTGTACCAGTCAAGTTCGCGTTGAATGTAATCCTCATTTACATCGCCGAAGATTGATGGATGATTGGCTTCGAATGTGGCACCAATCATCTCGATGGTCTTGACACCTGTCTTGTCGGTGACAAACCGACCATAATTCAGTTCTTCAATGAAGTGTTCACGAATGTGTTCAACCTTAAGCATTACTTAGTTGCCACGCTGGAGTTGCCACCAATCTTTGAGCCGTCGATAATTGGACGGTTGAGGAAGTCACGATTAGGATCTTGGCCTTCCATCTTGCCACGGATGTACGAGACAGCAAAGCTGGCATAGTTGATAAGATCTTTGTAGGTGTCTTCGAGAGATTCGAAGTTGGCTGCAGAACCAGACTCGAGAAGAGACTGGGCACGAAGCATCTTGCCATGCATGGTGTCATGGATAGAGTCTACGCCACGGCGATAGTGCATTGCCTGCACTACATTCGAGTTGGGGTTCTGATAGTCTTGCGACTTTCTAATCTGCAGGTCGATACATTCTTGCAGGACTTTTACTGATTCACGTTCATTGGTCATACTTGTTCACCTTATAATATTTGCCTTCATATTGTGAGGGCATTAACGAATCTAACACATATTGAGAATTAAGTACATTGATAAGTTTGAATGTCACTACATCGTTTTCTTGCAACGGACGATCTTCAGGTCGAATCATTTGATAAAAACAGTAATGAGTCAGAAGACCTTTGTCAATGCCTTCTTGTACCCATGGATGGGTTACCATTTTCTGCTCAGAAACGTTATAATACAGGTTTTGATCGATGCATTTGAAGTCGACATATGCCGTGCTATTTAGCAACTCAATACGGCAGTCATAGACACATGCTCCACCTTTTGTAAGGTGTTCATCCAATGGACCAAGAACAATATTCTTTTTGATGAGCCATTCTTCGAGCATCAAGCAGTCAATGTCTTTGGTAAATTTAAAGTCATTTCTACCGCCTTGATTCAGGCGAGTTTTCATGTTATCACGGAGTTCAATAAACTCTCTGTCAATTACTAGACCCGGTTCGGTTACAGAAAAGATGGATTTTAGTTCTTCTAATAGTTCAGTCATAATTTAAATCTACCACAGTTTTCATTATATGTACACAGTTAATTGACATCCAATGCTGCCACTATAGCTTTTCGCCAGGCCAGAGGAAGGTTATTGAGTGCTTTTATATAACAGCGCAAAATCCCATTCACCAAAGTATCATGTGATTCTTCATATGTACGATTTACTGGTTCAGCAAGCTTTTCTTTTTTCCAATTAATTTGCAGCAAGTTGGCTGGATTAGCGTTTTCTACATATTTAGAGATTTGCTTAGCGCCACGTATCATGACATTTGAAGAATCATTTTTGTCAACAGATAAAAACCAATAATCTTTACCTTCAATATCGGCTTTACGAGACTCGAGAAGATTATAAAACTTATTCCATCCCATAGCAAATGGAATCTCATCTAAAGTCATATCAGTCAAGGCATAAAGAAATCCGCCTTTTGAAGTAGCATTGTCAGAGCTGCCGATAGAAGTTTTGATATTTACAGGATGAATTGTCACCAAGTTATAATCTGTAACAAGCATATCGGCATGACCGCGGGTTTCTCCAGATGAAATATATTTTCCAAAAACTGGATGTGCTTGCAGAAAGCGGATGATGGTGCCTTCGTCACTAAGAGAAGCTACTCGGCCTTCCCCTTCAACTTTCTCAGCAATTTTAATTTTTTCTACAGTGAGAGCTTCAACTATATCGGTTAAGATTTGTGCAATCATGATGTAAATACCTTTCAAGTGGATATAAGTCACCTTACACCCACTTGAATTAATTGTACACAGTTATTTTAGTTTTGACAACAAACCATGATTTTTATCATGGGATGGTGCCTTCCATCCGGCCGGTTTGATAAGGTCCGGCAACCCAAGAGGATTTGGCCGTTCAGGCTTTACTCCGACTTCCTTGGCCAAATTAGCACGTAGAACACGGTTCCACGCTTCGTACGAATCAATGCCCATGGAGTCCAGTGTACCGATAGCAACGACACACAGATCGATTAGGCCATCTACAATCTCTTCGGCGTCATTGTTCTTAACTGCATTCTTGGTTTCGTCCAATTCTTCTGTCAGGAATGACATACGAAATTGAAGGAACTGCTTAAGAGTCTGCTTATCAAACTCCTGTACCTTTTCATTTACACCATAATACCGATGCATACCGGCGATGTCACGTACCCAATCTTCACTCATAATATTCTCCTTGTTGATATTCTCAATCTATCACACGTGGCCATTAATGTACACTAGTTTTGCAACGCATGCATAAGATCTAGTGCCTCGTCACTGATAGCCGGCAGGACACTCAGCGGGCGCTTCTTCAATTTCTTTACAAGCTTCTTGGCCTGCTCGAGATGGTAACGGTTGGCACGTGATGTATGTGCAATGCCGTCAAGATGGTCCAGTTCATGCAGGAACACACGAGCCGTCATACCAGTAAATGTCTTGGTAGTCGTCTGGCCATCCGGAGTCGTGAAACGAACCTTGATGCTCTTCGGTCTCTTGATCTTTACGAAAAGATTAGGATACGAAAGGCAGCCTTCTTCCAGTGTCACAGTCTCCGATGATTCGTCAACTACACGAGGATTGAAGACACCAAGGATCTCTTCACCCCTCATTACGAATGCGCGTGTACGCACACCGATCTGGTTAGCAGATAGACCCATGCCTTCATTCTCACGCATGGTCTCTGCAAGAATAGTGTACAGTTCAACAGAATCCATAACCGGATTATTGAAGTCGAATGCCGGCATCTTCTCCTTGAGGATCGGATCGTCCTTGCCTAGGATTTCTTTAATCATACAGATGCCACTTGGATTTTGGTAATCACATCATCGGCTGTATCAAAATTATCAAGTGACAAACCAATTTCTTTTTTGTCACGAAGAACAACATATGCAGCTGCAGAAAATTGCCCGTGCGCCGGAACTTTTGTCACCTTAATAATATGATCTACATTAACGTAGTGGTCAATTTTATCACGATCTCTTATCCAAATAAATCTTGTCATTTCACAATCCTATCAAAGTTTAGTTTTGTCATTCTACTAATGGCTACATGATACTTTCGAAGAAGCGTCACTTCTTCTTTTGAGTACTCTTGATACCAGTACCACTTGTCATCTTTTTTCTGAACCCATTGGTTCATGCTGCAATCCTGCTAAAGTTGGCGTGCTTCTCAAACTTGATTACGCTATGGAACTTGTCATAGAGCTGATCGCCCTTGTGGCTGATGATGAATGTGTTCGTATCGCCAGTCAGCCCTTCAAGGATTTTGAGGAACTCTTCCGTGCCGCCGACGTCAAGCGATGAGTCAAAGACTTCATCCATGATGAGAAGATTAGTAGAAGCACTATTGCGAAGCTTAGCAATAGCCCTCCAGGTAAACATAAGAGCAAGATCAATACGCATTTTCTCGCCCTCGGAGAAAGATGCATAAGAGAACTCGTCTCTAAAGCGTGATTTAATCTTTTCATTAAAGTTTTCGTCCAGTTCGAACTGGACGAAGAAGTCCATAGCCGCGAGGTATTTATTAATCAGTTTGTTCATGATAGGAACATACTGCTTGATGATCCTGGTCTTGATACCAGAGTCCTTGAGTAATACACCAGCTACTTCAATCACTGACCGTTCATTGGCCAGTTCTTCCTTGTGTTTCTGCTGTGCAGCCAACTGATCGTTTAGGACGTGAAGATCATCCTTGCTCTCATTGATAACTGTGGTATTCTTCTTCAGACCATCAATCTCAGTCTGCAGAGTCTTGATGCTATTATCCCATGAGCGGATATCAGAGTTCAGTTCGGTGATCTTGGTGTTAATAGCCGTAATCTCTTTGTTGATCTCTGTGATCTCGTTGACACGATCATTGATAGCATTAATCTCTGCCTCGATCTTTTGTAAAGCATCAGTAATTTCATTCTGCTTTGTTTCACGATCACCGATAGTTTCATTCTTGAAATCGTGGTCGATACCCTGACGGCAAGTCGGGCAACTATCATTGTCATGATAGAAGGTGATTTCCTTCTTGAGACTGCGGATCTTGGTTTCAAGCTGACTCTCAAGTTCAATCAACTTTGTACGCTTTGAGATCACCTTCTCACTGTCAACAATCAGATTAGCCTTGTCCATAAGCTTAATATTTGCTACGGTAATACTAGCTGCTGTTTCAGTTACACAATTAGACAGTTCCCGGATCAGATCCTGCTTTTGCTTAATCAGATGATCGTTGTTCGACTTCAAAGAATCAATATGCTTGTTTGTCAACTCGATCTTGTTCTCGATCAGGTTTATCTGAAAGCCAACCTCATTGATAGCTGCCTTGTTTGTAGCAATCTTTTCCTTGAGTAGGTTGTTCATTGTGGTAAAGATCTGGATGTCCAGAAGATCCTCAATGACCTCACGGCGAGCATGTGCAGGTAATTGCATGAACGGGAGATAATTGGCACTGCCCAAGATGACAATTTGGCCAAAACTCTTGAAACTTAATTTCAAAATACTCTTCTCAAGGTACTCTTGATAATCCCTGGCGGATGAATTTTGATTTATCATTTCACCATTTTGATAGATTTCGAAGATTTGAGGTTTAATGCCGCGTTTTACACGGAAATGCTTAGAACCTACCATAAACTCGCATTCTACGACTAAATTCTTCTGTGTCATAGAATTGAGCAGTTGTGGTTTGTTGATGTTACGGAACGGCTTGCCGTAGAGAGCAAACGACAATGCGTCGAGGATCGTAGACTTGCCAGCCCCGTTTTCCCCGACGATCAATGTCGACTTACTACGATCAAGTGCCACCTCGGTAAACTGGTTACCGGTGGACAACATGTTCTGCCAACGAATTGTTTTAAATAGAATCATTATTTGCCATCATCCCAGTGCGATTCAATCCAGCCAAGGTTCTCATGTTCTCGACCAATTTGATATGCAGCCTTGATCCATTCCAATATTCTCTTGGAATCACCTTGTGCAATATCATTTAATAGACGTTCTGATCTAAGGCCATATTCCTCATATTCGTGCAACCACTCATAGAGTTTACCAGGCCAGGTATATGAATCGTTTTCTGTCATACCTACTCCACGCTTAAAGCTTCATTATACAGCGAACTTAAGAAATTGTACAACACTTTTTTATCCACTCGTGACTCTACCTGATCGACTACTTTGTTCAGGACGGTCAATGTATCCTCAGCTTCATTGACAATGTCACCATCATCCTCAAGCTGCAGGTTCAGGTTATCGTCTACGACCTGAAGATCCAGCACACCAGCCTTCTCGATCTTGTCGACGAACATATCGAACCAGTAAGGATTCGTCTTGGTATGAACGATCAGTTTGACATACGAACCCTTGTAGTGGTCGAAGTCCATGTCCATGATCTCGTCAATAGTTTTATCCTGATCGTGATAATGTACCTTGTTGAACATAGTCAGCGGATTACGGATGAACTCTATTTCTCTGGTTTCTGTATCAAAGACGTGAAAGCCGCGTGGATCATTGTAGTCCGACCAAGACATTTCATAAGGAGCGCCCAGGTAATTAATGTTGCCACGAGTAGACTTGTGATGAAAATGGCCGGAACAAACAAGATCAAACTTATCAAAGATCTTAGAATCGAACCCATGGTCATTTATTGCTCCTTTGTACATTTCGAAGCCGGCAAGCTCGAGATGCCCAAAAAGGATCTGCGCGTTAGTGTCTTTGATGAATTGCATCGACTCTTCGTAGTTGCCTGAGCAGATCCAGGGAATGACTGCGATGTCGGTGCCACCAAGACTAACAACACCAGGATCAGAATAATAGTGGATATCATAGGTTGAATGCTCAAAGAGCTCCCTCATAGAGTTGACCTCGTTCGTATTCTTGAACGAGGTGTCATGGTTCCCGATGATTACATCGAGTCGGATGCCTGATACGTCACAATGCTCGACGAACTTACGTAGGTGGCGGGCGGTAACAAAGTTGATATATTTTCGGCGATCAACAATATCGCCAAGATGGAAAATGTTAGTAATGCCGTGTTCAGAAAGATATGGGAAGAAGTGTTCATAATAAAACCTATTGAAGTACTCGGCGAACGCAGGACTATCCCCACGTGCACCCCAGTGTGTATCAGTTATCAAAGCAATTTTCATTAACGGGTCCTCTTGAGTTCTGCCTTTTCGTACTCTTTTATGGATTGTTCGGCGTACTCTTTAATAGAACGCATCGTTTGGCTGTAGTTAAATCTGACAGTTGGTGATGCCTTGGCATCAAGCATGTTCTCTCTGTTCTGTTCCAGCAGGGGTGGAATATTAAGTCTCATCTGTATCGTCCTCGATAAATTTCTCTATGCCTTTCTTGGCCTTCGGTGTAACCGGATTCTTAGCTTCGAACTTCTCTACAAGTTCACCAAGTTTCTCAGATACATTTATAAAGGCGGCAGAGTAATGGCTTTTGTCTTCTGGTGCCATGTCAACCAGTGTGTTCATAATCATGCTGTTCTCAAAGCTCTTGTGCTTGATGTACAGCTGCTTCTTTTCCTTTTGAATTCTACGAAGGAATGCATAGTAGATGATTTGTGTAAAGTATGCAAACGGGTTGGTAGACTTATCCGGATTGAAGTTGTGGATATATGCCAGACAGTTCTCGATACCGTCTGAGATCATCTCGTCTTTATATGAGTAGCCGACAAAGTTGGGACGTGTCGCCAAGCGGGTGGCAATCATCATGATACATTCACCGACATATCTAGATACAACAGGACGTGGTTCACCGGCAGCAGTCGCTTCCTCACATAGACGACGATAGACTACCATCTCTGTGTAGAACTTCTTGTTGTCAATATAGTTAGTGGTTTTCTTTTTCTTAACCGGATTTGGCTGTGAATCTTTCATGATATTTCCTTAGTTAATCGTTGACCCGCCTACGAGTCTTTTTGAGA